TGCCCATATAGTATAAAACTTAAGTTTCCAATTTATATATTTTTCCATTTCTATTATCTCCTGCATATTATTTTGCTTAAATTTCTTTTTTAAATAGTATTCTAGGCAATAAAAAATGCAGGCCAAAATCCACAATGTGGCTTTTGGTCTGCATACATACAATCTGGAAACATTCATATTAAAGACATAGTTAAATAAAGGTATAGTTAAATAACCTATATCCTCACCTTAACTAATGAATGCTCAATATCGTATAAATAAGCACAACAAAAAAGCCTATCATTGGGATAGATTCTGCCTTTTTTATTGCCAGCTTATCTTAAACGTATTGATGCTGTCATAGTTTCGGTTCCTCCTACATCTTTATTTATATCAACCTATAGAATAACACAACAAAACGATGTGTTCAATACAAAAATAATCAAATGCATCTCATACTTCCATTTCGAAACCTGATTTGAAGGCTATGACGAAGTGGTCTTCATAGACTGTAACGCTCTGGATTATCTTCCTCACTAGCTTATCATCATATTCTAAGGTTCGGAATATGTTCTTGCGGATAAATTCAATCAACTCATTGATTCGCTCATTCTCGCCACTAAGAGAGGCGTCTTCTACTAAAAGGGTCTGTCGCTTGTCTCTCAGCTCATCAATCTCTTCTGCTAGGTGTTCATAGCCTTGACCCATGTTAGCCAGCTTGATGATTTCTTTTTGCTTTTCCTCCAGTAAGTTGTTAATCTCTGAAATTTGGTATTCTGTCGTTTCTCCAATCACCGCATGAATATTTTCTTCCAGTGTTTTTATCATGTTATTGCCACCTGCAAGCAGCCTATTAATCGCAGTCATTACAGCACCATAGAGTTCATCTTCTTTTACGGTTCGGTTCTTACAGACTTCAGGACCCTGCTCGATTCTAGTCACGCATCGCCAGACAAATTCTTTTCTGCCATGAATATTCCAATAGGTCCTCCTATAAATATCGCCACAATCTCCACAGAAGGTGATGGCACTTAAAGCGTACTTACTACTATAAATTCGTTTGTTCTTACCTTCTCCTGTGTAGATATTGCTTCTTCGATGAATTTCCTCCTGAACTTGTAGGAATAATTCTTTGGGGATGATCGCTTCATGGCTATTTTCAACATAATACTGTGGAACATGACCTTCGTTCTTAACTCTTTTCTTGGTCAGAAAATCTACTGTGACGGTCTTTTGAAGAAGGGCATCTCCGATGTATTTTTCGTTTTGAAGGATCTTCTTAACTGATTCCGGTCGCCATTTTGGTTTTCCTGCTGCTGTTAAAATACCATCCTTTTCAAGACCTCGACCAATGCCTACTAGACTCTGACCTTCAAGGTATTCTCGGTAGATACGTTTGATAACCTCAGCTTCTTCGGGAACAATGATTAAATTTCCATCTTCATTTTTGGTGTAGCCCATAAATCGCTTATGGTTGACCTGCACCTTTCCTTGTTGGTATCGGTATTGAAGTCCAAGCTTAACGTTTTGTGAAAGGCTCTGGCTTTCCTGTTGTGCCAAAGATGCCATAATAGTCAGCAAAACCTCACCCTTGGCATCCATTGTGTTGATGTTTTCTTTCTCAAAATAGACGGATATGTTCTTATCTTTGAGCTGTCTAATGTACTGAAGGCAGTCTAGGGTGTTACGTGCAAATCGGCTGATGGATTTTGTAATAACCATGTCGATATTACCGTCCATACACTCTGCAATCATACGATTAAATTCGTCACGCTTTTTAGTGTTTGTACCTGATATACCATCATCTGCAAAGATGCCGGCAAACTCCCATTCATTATTTTTCTTTATAAACTCTGTATAGTGTGCGACCTGAACCTCATAACTAGAATTTTGTTCTTCTGTTTCTGTAGAAACACGGCAATAGGCAGCAACACGAAGTTTCTTTATCTTTTCTTTTGCGGCTGTACTTCCTACTCTTTTACGAGCAGGAATAACCATTATATTTTTCTCTGTCACTTTATTCCTCGCTTTCTATCAGACTATATAAGTATTCTGCTCGTTCAAAAGGATCAACTGGCATCTTATTATCTGCCTTTCTCATTTTAAATCGTTCTTTAGGAGGGGGAGAGGTGAAAGCGGCAAGCTCTACCACTCGTCCTAAATCCTTTGCACGCTTATCTCTAACTTCTTCAGCTTTATCAAATATCTCTTTATCAATAATTGCTGGATACGTATCATTTCCAAGATAGTTGACGTTTTTCAAAATGCGTCCCATCACAGAGTGTGTCTTATCAATACCTGCCTGTTCGCCAGCCACTGTAAGGGATAGTCCTGAAATGTATTTCTCAAAGAATACCTTTACTTGACCTGCTGCCTTTTCATCGACAGTAACCACTCCGTCTTGAATTTTGTATCCATATGGAATATATGCCATTTATCTCACCACCTTTTCTTTCAGGGAAAGACCGCATTTCAAATTGAATGTCAGCTCATCCCTGGAATTTACAATGATGTTTTCTACAAATTCTTCAAATAATTCTTCCGTGTAGTCACCATTAAAATTATCTGCTGACACGTAATCAATGAGGTCCTTTATATCGTTTGCTCGCAAAATCTCACTCGCGGAATTTGATACAAGGTTTGTTTTTTCAGTTGAAAGATTTTTCATCTCACTATCTAAAACATTTCGTTCCTGATTAAAAAGAGCTGGCTCAAGGAAACCTTTGGCCATCAGTGTAATAAGGGTGTTGCGTTCTTCCATGAGCTGCTCCATTCGCTTATCAATAGCATCCATTCTTTCACGGTCGCTTTCTTCATCGATTTGGCTAATTGATTTGAAAAGTGGCTCTAGGATTAGCTTGCTGCTGAAAGCAAGCTTATTCATCATGGTGGTAAATGTGGCTTTTATTTCTCCATCTCGCAAGAACAACATGGAGCAGCTCTCTTTGTCTTCGATATGACCGATGCAACTCCAAGCAATGTAACTCCTACCAGCTGAGTAGTTTGTCTTTCTCCTAAAATTGCGACCACACTCTCCACAGACAATCTTGCCACTTAAAGCATATCGATTAAGATAAACGTTCTTTTTCACGCCCTTACACTTCATCTTGGCTCTTTCATCAATGAGATCTTGTGCCTTAGCAAAGTCTTCTCTACTTATAATAGGTTCATGATTATCCTTGTAGTAGTATTGGTCTTTTTCCCCTGTGTTTGGATGGCGGTTGTAGTTACTATCGGTGTAAGTCTTTTGTAACAAAACATCTCCCATGTATTTTTCGTTTCGGAGCATGTCTATCACCGTGCCTGCACTCCAGTGATTACCTCTTCTTGCTGGGATTTTGTCTTTGTTCAAACCTCTTGCTATAGTACCTCCACCTTTCCCTGAAAGGCACTCCGAAAAAATACGTTTGATGATTTCAGCTTCCTCTGGGACAATTACCATTTCACCATCTATATTGGTATAGCCATAAGGCGGAGTACCAATATAGCTGCCATTTTGAAATCTCTTTTGAATGGACCACTTGCTGTTTTGTGAAATGGATGCAGACTCTTCTGCAGCAAACCCTGAAAGAATAGAAAGCATCAGTTCACTTTCCATATCACCCGTATTTAGATTCTCTTTTTCAAAATAAATATAAACACCGATATCAATCAGTTTTCTTACTAACTCTAGACAATCTACTGTATTACGAGCAAAGCGGCTGATTGATTTGGTGATAATAAAATCAATCCGACCTTGCTTACAATCTCGTATCATACGGAGCAGTTCAGTCCGTTTCTCCATCTTGGTGCCGGAGATCCCTTCGTCATAATAAAGACCAGCAAATACCCATTCTGGATTAGACTTAATATAGCGCTCATAGTGTTCACGCTGTGCTTTAAGGCTTTCAAGTTGTTCATCACTATCGGTTGAGACTCTAGCATAGGCGGCAACCCTAAGTTTCGTATTAGGTAGCTGTCCCTGGGGCAGTTCATCTATTTTTGTTATCTTTTTCATCATCTCACCTCGCTTTCGCCCATTACATACATCACTCTAAAAGCTATTAATAGCAAGCTTTTTAGGACATAATCTCGGCTAAACGGGGAGAGAATTTCTGCCTGTTCAAGGCTGATATTTTGTGTAATTCATCCACTGTAATTTTACCTTCTTTATATAGGTTTGCGATAATACTCTCGGCTATGTGAAAGTCATATTCCCTCTGTAATTCTTCCTCTGTCATCTGTTCGGTCTTGCCCTTTAAAGGACAACCATCTTTTACTTCAAAAATGTTCATAGAAAAACACCTCCTACCTAGTAGCCACGGCAGGAGGTGAAATCTGATGATTTCTTTAATCTTTTTGATAAAATTCACATTCATAGCCATCGGCATCAAGGAGCAGCCCTTTTGCCCAAGGTGGCACTTGACTCATCTGTTTACATACTTCATTAACAGATATTTTAGAATTGGCTTCAATAATGACTTCATCATGGACATGAGCCACAATACGATAAGTACTAAGCATCTTCATTGAATACATCAAAATATCACGGGATATAGCTTGAACAATATTCTCTACAAACTTAGGACCGTAACTTTCAAGACGCTCCCATTTCTTTGTTCCACCTACTCCTTCATAGGTCACGGACTCACCACCAAACTGATTCTCACCGATTCGAGGTTTTACATAGGCAAGCCGTCTACCTGAGGGAAGAATGATAAAAAGCATGCCACTAAGACAATGAAACTCGATGCCATGGGTTTCTTGTGATTTATTTT